GGGTCGGTCGGCACCGTGACGATCCTCACCGGCACGTCGAACTCCGCCAGCTTGCGGGCCAACTTCGGCGTCTTCTTCACCCGCATGTCGGCGTCGAGGGCCAAGGCGACGGGCGTCTTGTTGACGATGATGGCATTGAACAGCGCGCTGGTCTCATTGAGGTCACTGCCCAATAAGGGCACTGCGTTGTCAGGGCACTTCATCAGGTCGAACGGGCCCTCGCACAGCACCAGCTCCTGTGACCAGTCGATGTTGAGCTCATTGAAGATGATCTGGAGCTTGTACCCAGGCGGCACATCGGGGCCGTCATACTTGGGCTTGCGAAACTTGTCGACGGCGCGGCCCACGAAGTAGTTGAGGGCACCGCGCGCATCGAATGATGGCACTAAGACGCGGCGCTTCCACCTGAAGTCTGAGCTGTAGCCCAACTTGAAGTACCACATGTCACGTTGGGTGATGCCGCGTTGGGTCAAGTACCTGCGCAGCGCCAGCACATCGGTGTCTCGGGACGTCGACGTCGCCAGCAACCTGAAGTCATCAGGAAGTTCTACGCCTGAGGGCTCATCGACGATGACAATGTCAAGGCACCGGTGATCCCGCTTGTCGGCAGGCATGAACCGATCGCGATACTCGAGCAATTGGTCACGGGTACCGTACTTCCTGACCAACGACCACAGGCTGTGACCGCGCGCGCCGCACGTCCAACAGTGCCACTGATCATCCTCTAATAGGATGGCCAGCTTCTTCTTCGACACGTCCTTGGGTGCACAGACCGGGCAGCGCACGTCGAAATTGCGGCCATTGCGTGCCAGGCGCCCGAGACCGAAGACGCTTTCGATGAACTTGACGCGATCGGTCACGGAGACGACGGGCACGAGCCGATCGTAACCCAGATCAGGTCAATGGTTCAAGCCGGGAAGGGTTGGTGCTTGCGGCACATCGTCAGGCCCTTCATGGGCTTGCCCGGACACCCAGGCTCGCACGGGTAGGCACACCCGCCCGGGGGTTTTGGCACCTTCTTGGGCTTCTTGGTCACCACGATGGGCCCACAGATTGCCGCTGCTCGAGCGATGACGTAGGCGTCGGTCGCGTCGCGGCTCCAGAGTACCTGCTTGCCAGTCTTGGTCACGGGCCACTTGACGTCATGGAGGTCGTGCTCACTCATGTACGAGAAAACTTGCTCCTTTTGGGGCCCGCCGATCGCCGTCTTCTGGAGCTTGACGCCACATAATTTGCGGGCGTGGGCGGCACCGATGTACTCGGGATCGACACCAAAGACATCACGGGCGATGTACGACGTGATGCCATTGAACCGCATCAGCGTCGAGATCGTCTGCGCCGACGACATTCCCGCGCGAAAGCCCATCAATGGCTCTTCGACGACGACACGGTCAATGCAGATGTGATATTGAGCAGACAATTCGGCACTGATGACTTTGAATGCACGCTGCACCACATCTGTTTTCTCCCACAGCGTCTTACATTTCTTAAACTCAATTCGATCGAGCATGTAGTGGTCACCCGCCGACGCGCCACTCTCTATGACACAAAATCCTGTGCAGCTGGTGCTTACATCAAGTCCCAAGATCACGCTCATGGCTGATCATGGTCTTCACGCGACGCCTGTAAAGGTCACCCTCCCGTGTCGAGCAACACCAACCTGCCCTTGTCATCGAGACCCCAGTTGTCATCATGAAGTTCCATGGGATTAATCTTGCAGGCCTTGACGGTGTCGTACAGTGCCCGGTACCACTCATTAGTGTGATACAGGCGTTCATGGGCACGAAGAGCTTCGGCGTCATCAATCCCGAGTTCATACCCCTCCGCTTGATGAATGCTCGTCTCAATGATGAACATTAGGTCACTAGTGTCAGACATGCCGACGGTCGCCTTCAGGGCGCGCCCGAGGGAAGCACCCACCACGGGCTTGACCTTGTTGGAGATGACCCACTGGTAGTTGGGCGCCTTCACCAACACGTGGACGATGGGAGCATTAGGCGCTGCACACTTGCGTCGAGAGGCCTCGTCCCTGTTCTGCTCAATGCCATTGGCGTTGTACGCCCACTTGATGACCCACCCACGGCCCACGTCGTAGACCGTCCTGCCCGCGCCCGACCCCAGCACCTTGGCGTGAAAGTCGAGGTATTCCACAGCGTCGTCCTCGGTCAATCCTCGGAAGACCTTGAGATCGAACGGCTGACGCGCTTCGACGAGCAAGTTGACATAGTCACGTAGGAGATTGCTCACCCCCATACTTATCCCACCCAATGGCCCGAGACTTCACTACTTCAATAGGCCAAGTTGCTTCAATTCAACCTCGGTGATGACGACCAGTGCGACGCCGTGGGCCCGAGCCCAGTCACCCGCCGCCAACAACTTCTTGGCCACCTTGACCTGGTGCACCCGTCTAGCGGGTTTCACCTCGACGAGTTCGATGTGGCCGTCGGCGTAGGTGACGAGGAAGTCGGGGTGATAGTTGCGCAGCTTGCCCGTCTTCTTGTTGCTGACGTACGGGATGACGATCGACTCATAGGCCCAGGTGATGACGTCGGGCGACGCGTCGAGGTACTGCATGTACGAACTTTCCCAACCCGAGCGGTATTTACACGTCAGGCCCGTCTTGGGAGACGCGTGAACGCCGGTATGGTAGTGGCCCTTACGCTTACGCTTACGCTTTTTTGCCACGGATGGGCCTGAACCTTTCACAGGTGCAGTCTTCACCCGTCGCACCTGCAATGCCGGTATCATCATTGAAACACGGGTGTGGCGCGTCGCCGGCGTGGACGGCCAACGGGTGACCGCAGGTGCAGAGGCGCTCGAAGTTGGCCTCGTAGGAATACTGGCCCGTGCGCCGGTTGCGGTTGGCCTCGCCGATCAGTCGCTTGAGCTCGCCGAACCTAATACGCATGAGGTAAATAGGTCCGACGAGCTGCGATGGGGATGGTTAGACGCCGCGGCCTTGCAACAGGCGGACGATGACCAACACGACGATGACGAGCAACAGCAGGTGAATGAACCCGCCGGCGATGGGGAAGAACACAAAGCCCAATAGCCACATCACGAAGATAATGCAGCACAGAATCCAGAGAATGTTCATGAGATCAACCAACTTTCTTGTCGATCTTAACTATGGTCGTCGATGAAGATCATGATCGAATTAACGTGAATGTAGTCAACTCACTTAAAAGTCAATGATATCAACAACTTAGAAGTCGTACTTGATCTTAAAGAGGACTTTATCCCCCGGCCTTTTCGCGATGGGTTGAGCGAGTGCCGTCTTCATCACCACATTTAAGTCACGGTCGTGGAAGTACAGGTTGGTGATGTAGACGAAGTTGTCCTCGGGGTCATTCGGATAGCCCGTCGGAGGCACCGACGCGTAGTTGGGATTGCTCGAGCTGTTCAATTGATTGCTCGGCGCAAAGGCATCAAGCTTCATGACGTGCACGTGCTGCTCACCCCTGAAGTTGGTGCCGAATTGATTGAGGCCATAGAAGTACAGGTGAGGGCTCTTGAGCAGCACCAGACCCTCGTCGTAATACACATTGCCCACCGAGTTCCACGTTGCCTGTGGCGTCAAGCAATCTGCCCGGTACACGTTGCCACGCCCATCATCGGCCAAGTTAATCGAGATGGGCCCACGCGTGTTGGGTTGCGTAATATCATGCTGCGAGCCCAACAGGCTCGATCGCATCAGATCGGGTTCACTGAATGTCAGCGTACCCGGGCTGATCCTGAAACCGTAGTACAGGTTGCTGATGTCAAAGACGACGACTTCATTCGACGACGGATCCTGCGTGCGTTGAAAGACCGTCAGCGGCGCACCGAACTCGACGTCACTGCCCGACTGTGCAGTGTTGATGTAGTTCAACGTTGCCGGGCCCGCCGCGGTGAAAGGCGTCTCAGGCGTCGCGCCCAGCTGGATGTTGGCAAAGGCATTGACCTGCACATCGGGCTGCGTGCCGTCGTCGAAGGCCCCCGCGCCGAACATCAGCGTCGCCGTCGAGATCATGTTGTCGAGGTTGATGAAGCTGAGCTCATCGAGGCCCAGGTCATCGACGGCGCGGGCCAATCCCTCCGACACCAGCAATTGAAAGCTGGGAACGAAATTGCCGTCGTCGCAAGGTAGGATCGTCAGGTTGCGCTTGGCAACGAAGGGTTGCGAGTACAGGAAGTCATTACACGTCTCCGCACTAGTCGACGTCTGAATGGCAACGCCTGTCAGGTGATGTAGCAACGGAAAGACCTGTGAACCCAAGTCCTTACCAAAGTTCTCAAGGTTGATGTAGTGACCCGCGACGCCGAACGACAGTGCGACGCTGAAGGGTGTCGTTGAGGCACCGTCGATCTCTTCAAAGGGGGTGATGAGGAGGCCGCCATGGTCACCCACAAACTGGCGATATGGCGATTGCTCGACGAAGAAGGGCGGCACATAGAATGAGAAAGTGTTGTCAAGGAAGGTGGGCCCGATGCTGGCGCTGAAGGCAATGTCAGTGTCTGACATGTAGCAGCGACGGATGGCGACGTCGTGAAGCTCGGCATTGAGCGGGTGCCTAAAGAAGTAACTCGGAGGTGCAGCGACGCCGTATTCGGCGTACATCACCTGCAGGCCGTCGCGGTTGGCGGGATCGAACGCAAAGAAGGCACCCATCGGGTTGCCGTTGGTGTTGGGCCCCTCGTAGAAGTTGCCCAGGCACATGACGTCAGGGTTGGCCAGGCTGCTGGTTTGTGAGAACGTCGACGCTGCAGGTGAAATCGTCGATGATGGAACTGTGAAGGTGCCGACGTCGAGGCCATCGACATTGAAAGTGCCGACGCCGTTGTTGATCTGGTTGGTGCCCCACCTGACGACGACATGGTGCCAGTGGTTCCACTGCAGGCTATTGTCGTTGGACAGGAAGATGAGGTCTGACGGGTACGGGCCCGGCACCGCCGTCGACGGTGCAATGTCAGCCGACTGGCTCAACTGTAGCTGCAGGCGAAAGCCCACGCTACGGCCAGTGTAGTCGACGCCTGAACCCGTGACCAGCGATAGGGCAAAGGTCGATGATAAGTGGAGGATGGTGCCCGCCTTGAAGGGCTTGTTGGGCGCGTCCTGTTGGTACCGCGGATTGATGTAGAAGTCAAAGCTGAAGGAGCCACTCGGCGTGTAGGTGCCGCTGGCATGGCCCTTGTTGACGACGAGGCCTCCGTTGCCCCCACCGATGTTCGGGTACAGCAACACCGACGACGTGGGCACCATCGACGCGGTGAAGAAGTTGAGGGTGTTGTAGTTGGTGTAGGCCCAGTGTGCCGTCGGGTAGGTGGGTCGATAGAACGTGTTGAGTTGGTCCTTGATGATCAACTTGCGTAGGGTGTTGCTGTTGAACGCGGGAGGAGGAGAAAACCTGACGATGTCAAGCTTGACCTTCAGGCGCTCGGCTTGCCCCTGTGTGGCGCAGCCTGCCATGTACTGCGTCAGCAGGCTGGTGAGGCTGCCACTGACCAAGGCACCGGCGTGGGTGATGGCATTGGCACTGACTTTGGCTGACATCTGCACTTGGTGCAGCAACGACGACAGATCGGCATCATCGTGGGCCGCCTCGGTGAACGAAGAATCGGGCTGAATGTCCTTCTGGATCAACGAGTGACGCGGATAGACGTAGATCGAACCTGTGGAGCCCTGCGTCGAACTCGACGTGTACGTGCGCACCGGGTTGGTGACGACGGTGAACGTTTCAAGGTCAGTGGGATCGAACGGATAGATCGAGGGCATCGGTCGCTGTACTCTCTAACTACCCTACACCACGATTCCCCAAACATGAAGAACCGACCAAAGGCGCGCGAGGATCAGAAGTCGAGGCGGAGGCGTAGCGTCAGATCTCGTTCACTGTTCTTCTGCACCGGGCGACTGAGTTTGGCGACGGCGAGGAGATTGTCGTTGGCGTCATAGAGGCCAACGCTCGTGATGTAGGTGAAGCTCTGCTGCGTGTCTTCCTGACCCACGTCAATTACCACGATCCGGTTGGAGGTGTCTGTGTATGTTGGGTTCGACGAGTAATTGAACTCGTCTGCGCCCGCCCGACAGAAGATCAGGCTCGAATTGATGTTGGTGATGTTCTGGAAGGTGATGGCGGTGTTGCTGCCTGAGCCCATCCTGCAACCGGCGACGTGGTCGATGATGTTATCAATCGACGCACTGACGACGAAGTCAGGGATGAACGCTGACTTCCACTTGGTCTCCGTCCCCTTGGCACCCAACGTCTGGTTGCCCAGCGCTGCCATGGCGTCGATGGTGCCCGACACGAACTGGCTGCCGCTGGTCACCTTGGCCATGTCAAGGACGAGGATGCCGCGATCATAGAACATCAGGCCCACGTTACGGGTGGTGTTGGCGCTGTCGACAATGTTGCCGACCTGGCCCCCGAACGTCGACAGCTTATTGGTCGCGGCGCCGATGTCGGTGTAAATCGCCGAGCCGACGGTCGAATTGACGTTGAGGTTGGTGATCCATCCGACGTCGCCGACCGGGCCTGCAGTCGGGGGCTCATTCTGTCCCGATGGGCCGACGGCCGACGCCGTCTGAAAGAACCGCATCGCAAACGTCTCGCGCTTGATGCTGTCACGTGCGAACAACCGCTTGAAGGCGATGAACAGCGCCACGTCGATGTTGTCCGATGGATTGCTGCTGTTGAGCGGCGAGGTGAAAGTGGTCGTTGCATTGCCTAATAGCGACTGCGCGAACTGGCGGTAGACGTCCATCTTCTCGCGTACCATCAGGCTGGAGCTGGGGAATAGTTCCTTGCCCGCGGCGTCGACGCCCGTCTGGCTCGTCAGCTCCGTAGTGCCGCCGGGGCCTAGGCCCACCGTCATGTCGAAGATGGCGTTGGCGGTCTGGAGCGTGAAGTCCGAGTCATAGACGGTTTGAAAGAGAGAGCTCGTCACACCAGGTCCGATGCCCCCAGTGACGAAGACTTGGTACTTGCGGCGAGACACCGACCCGCTGATGTCCTGTTGCAGGACGTCGATGAGCTGGTTCAGAAACGAACGAGCCACCTTGATGTCTGACGGGAGGACTTCTTTGAAGGTTGCGATGGGATTACCCCTCCAATCGTTGGAGAACTGTTGACCAGTCGTTGAGTTTATTGCACATGATCAGTTCCTTGTCGGTTATCCTAACTAATCTGCGTCCATGTGTTCTGAACCATTCATCTTGCGCCCGGTCGGCATCATAAGCCCTCTTACTGGTCGGGTGTAGATCTTCGTAGGGTTTATCGAGACCATGCCAGAACTCACCATCAAGCTGCACATATGTGTCAATGCTGCATACGTACGCATCAATCAACCAGCATTTACGTGTCCCGTGTTCAACGAGAGCTTGTTGTTCAACGTTACCATACCTCATTCGCAGAAACTCAACTAATGCTTGCTCAGGCTTTGACACAATCCATCCGTTCTCTTGTCTCGCTGTAGATCGATACCCTTTTTGACCTGCAACTCTCAATTCTTCACTTGATAATCTGAACGGTGATCCCGCACTGAACGGGCTATCAACACCGTACCTCTCGCGGTACGTCTCTAACTTCTTCGCCTTGACGCCAATGGCATTCGACGGGTGATCGGCACCGTGCCTCTCCATCATCGTCTGCTTGAACTTGACATTCGATGATGATGTAGGATCTGACGGCGCAAGTGCCCCAGTTCTCTCAACCCTCGTCACAATCATCTTTTCTGTCGCACCGGGTACTTGCGACGAGTATTCAACGCCGTACCGCTCAACCCTAACATCCACACACTTCTGCGCTAACTTTCCACTTGATCTCGAACGCTTACTGCAATCACGCGAACAGAACGTCAATGCAGCGCTAGTAGCATGCGCTGCCCTGTGAGATGTCATGTGCTCTGCGCCACACTCATCACATGCATACACGTCAATGTGGCGGGCTCGAGGGTGACCCCAGCGTTTATCAATGAACAGTTCTTCAATCGTCTTGACGTACACAACTGATCATACCACTTAAGGGTACGATCTACACCTCTTAGAGGTTTTGATTGATGACAATTCCTATCTCTTGAACCGCGCCGCTCTGAACACCCGTCACCTTCATGAACGCCTTGATCAAGGTCTTGTCGGCCGTCGTCCCGTAGACCTGAAACAACGCATTGGTCAAGCTCTTGACTGACATCGTGAATTGCACTGACGAACCACCGTAGGAGTTCTCCGCCGGCGACCTGGTCAGGACATATGTCGCCCGCTGGTTGCCGTCGATGTTCTCAGGAGTGTTCTTCAGGATCTGCACGAAGAGGTTGGGCACGTCGAGCAGGAACGTCTGGTCGCGTAGTTCCACGTCGATCGTCGTCTCATTCTGAATAGTCTGCTGCACGGTGACAGCCGCCGTCTGCTGCGTGTTGAGGCCCAGCGTCACCAGCTCGTTGAGGCCGTCAACGTTGGCATCACCCGTCAGGGACAATAGGGGCATGTACAGCAGGTTGGGATTGGAGACGGAGATCAACCTATACTTCTGGGCGATGGCTTGGTTGGTCAGCGCCTCGAAGATGGGGGTGTTCTTTTCGATCTTTTCGGCTCCCACAGTTCGGCCGTATTTCGTGATGATACCGTAGTTGACTTCGTCATCGCCGAGCGCGTACTTGTGCACCGCGAAGGAGCCATCGTTGCGAGCGAGGAATTGACGGCCCACGTCAGTGAGACAAGCATCAAGAATCAAGTTATTCGTCGAATTGTCGAGCCAGCCCATGGGGTCTACCTTCTTCTTTCAGTTCAGCGATCGTCAACTTGCTACGACGGTAAGTAATCCCGTCCACGTACTTGAGTTTGTACTTCTTTCGATTGCCTGTCAATGTACGATAACTCAATCCCGTCGCTTCGACAGCATCATCTATCGACAAGTAAGCAATCACACACTCTCCAATTTCATTGTAACCAAACACGGGCTTTTTACGTGGGTGTCTGATGACCATATTTTTCAATCGTGTCTCATCACTCCACGGTTTATCCTTGTTGGGACCATCGTGTGTAGCGTAATACGCGCGAACCCCAGTGGTAATTAAAACATTCTGTTCAAGTGAATTCTTCTTACCACGACGACTTAAGGAAAGTTTCTCTCTTGTTGATTGTTTGACAACATAACCCTTCACCCAACCACCCCCAACACGACCACCAGGTGTCATGTTATAACCGTTCTTACCAAAAGTGTCGAGATCTTTAACCCACCGTCTTTCGGCGACGTCAAGATCTACAAGTGATGCACTCTCACTCAACGTTTCAATGATCGACAATTCAAAGGCGTCAACACCCCACTTACGAATGGCACAGTGAAACGCCAACTTACTGCCACATCGGGCATCACTCAAATGTTCTTTCCATCGCCATTCAAGCGTATACTTCGTCACCCCCACGTAGCCCTTCCCATTCAGGCGATTGCGGACCAAGTAGACGATCATGGCTTGTTATTTGGCGCGCCGACGTGCATCTTGAATTGAGGCTGTATAGCAATTGGTTTGCACACTTCTTCAAACAATTCACCGCATAAACAGCACTCGAACTTTTTCCCAGGTCGATCAGGATGATCATTTGCCAAAGGCTTGCAACGATGGTCGCACTCTACGTTAGTCATATCCTAATCTTACCCTATCCTCACACACTTTACGGCGCACTGTTGGCCAGTGCCCTATTCCGTCGCTTGGGCCCGAGGCTGACTTGTGTCGTCGCCAGCGGTTGCAAATTGGTGCTCATCTGGTCGTTGATCGCAATGTCGATGTCCTGCGCCTTGCCATTATCGATGTTGATGAACTGCAACTTGTAACTGCCTCCCCGCTGCTGCGTCGCCAGTGTCGGCGTCAACCTGTTCTGATCGTCGTACAAGTAGTAGTACTCCGGGTTGAAGTACAGCTTCATCCGTTTGCTGTGGGGCCCAGCCACCTTGATGGTATTGACGAAGACGTCACCGTCGAGGTACAAGTTCGGATAGGGCTTGGGAGCACCGAGGTGACTGACGTGTTCGAGCTGCAGCTTATTCTTGAATTGATCGAACCACACGCGGTACTGCGCCGACAGCGGGCTCGACAGGCCGTGAGCATCGATACAGGACACAGCATAGATGAAACCCTTGTCACGTGAAGAATTGACCTTGGGATCGAAGTCATCGTCGATATAGAACTGGCAGGGTGACGTCAGGTACTCCACCAACACGGGATCGGGGTTCTCGGGATCGGGAAATTTGATGTCGGAATCGTCGAAGTTATACGACTTCTGCAACTGAAACGGGTGGTCGACCGTCGTGCGCCTGAAGACCTGAAACTGCTTGATGTCCTGCTGTGACCAGACCGGAAAAGCCCACGACACTAGCAGGCTCTGGGCCTCATAGTTCCACGTAAAGTCAATGTCACCGGGAGGAGGAGGAGCGTCGAACTTGCTGGTGCTGACGTAGACGCGGTTCGACGGCTTGCTGCTGACCAACACCTTGACAGTCGCGATGTCCTCGTTGTTTTCATCGATCGCCGGCAGCGTCAGTAGGGCGATCGTCCTGATGTTGTAGCAGTAGTTAGCATTGAACTTGACGCGGAAGTCGGCCGTCGTGGCCGCATGGGGACTATCCACGACGATGGGTGGGTGAACGACGGTGGTACCATCGGGCAGCACTTCGACCTTGTCAATGACAAAGCCCACCAGTTCGGCACCGTACTTGTCGTGGTGCATCGCCGTGTTCTGCTTGTGAACGCTGATGTATGGCACGTACGTCTTGTAGTCGCTCTCCGACACTGCGGGCGTCGCGCGTTGGTTCGTTGCCTGCTTTGCTGACCGGGCATATGAGTGCATGTTGGTGACATCGCCGGCCATCGACGTCGTGGGATCGCTGATCGTCCGCTCGAGCATGTCCTGCAACAACTTAGCGTTGACCTGCACGTTGACCGACACGTTCTTCAATCCCTCGTAGTAGCCGTTGACGAACCGCTGCAGCGTCGTTGAGGTCGATGAGGGTTGAGCATAACCTCCCGTGGCCGCACGAGTCGTCGTGTCGCCGGCAGGCACGTAAAATTGTCCACCGTATGCATTGTTGGGTTGCGTCAAGGCGCGGAAGACAAAGTGAGGCTTGATGTCATTGGGCAGCACCGTCGATAGCTTTGCGGATGCCTTGTAGTGACTAGTACTGTCGGGATGCGTTGATTGCAGCGTCTGCACTGCCAAAGTACCCGTCACCAATGAATGAATCTTGTCATCGATCTTGCCGTCGTGAAAACTGATGGCAACAAAGCCATTGGCGGCGAAGAAGTCCTCATTGACAATTTTGTCGACATTGTCTAGGATCAGCGATCCGTATTGAGCACCCGTCGTCCTGTTAGCGTTGCTACGTTGGGCCTGAGCGCTGACGGCATTGCCCACGTCGGCCATCTTGGGCAGCGAAAAGTTGAAGGTGACCTCGCGGGGCACCCGAGTGAGCGACCACTGAATGAAGTTGGTGTCAATGTTACCCCCGGGGCGCGACAGTGCACGAGCGGGTACGCCGCCCGAATCATTGACGCACTCATCGGGCGTAAAAAAGTTGTACTTGAACGCGGCGTTGAAGTCAGTGACTTCAGGCACGTCGATCGAATAGACCAACTTAGAGGGTTGTGAAATTGTCATGTGTTTACGTGCCCTCGTCGAGAGTCTCAATGGTGACGAAGTACTTGTCGGTGATCAGGTCGCCGTTGTTGCGATCACGCGGGCGATATTGGTAGTTGTTGACGTTGGGCGCGGGCCGACCGCGGCCGAAGCTTCGAGAACCGGGGGTGGTGGCTCGCACGGCCGTCGCTAGCACCTGAAATGCAGCCTGATCACTTTCGGTTGCCGTGACGATCTCGCCATTGGCGATCATCAGCCCTAACGCGTCCTTGCCATAGGGACTAGCGATCGTCGCTGTCACATCAATCTCAAAGTCATTGGGATCAACAATGATGTTGAAGACGCGGTCAAACGTCCGCGGAGCCACCACCCGTTGGGCCAGTGAAGTGGGATCCGATGCCGTCGTCAAAGTGTTGGAAAAACCGTTGATCGTCCTGAGCTGTTCATACACAACGGAGGTATTACGTGCAGAAATGGTGCTGAGGTTAGCATCAAGGTTACCGACGACGGCCTGTTGTTCTAGCGATTGAATGGGCGCTGAAGCGGGTTGAATTTGACCATTCACTGTTGATGTTGTCACTGACCCACCGACGCCGGCCGCGTTGGCATACGTAGGCTGCGAGATTGAAGCAGGTGCCGCCAACGATTGAATGCCGGGTGGAGACCCCACGACTGTCGTTGAAAACATGACGCCACCCGAGGGGGCAGTAGAACCCTTTCCCGGAGGCTGTGTTGCTTTCCTTGTCACTTGGTCAGCGACAGACGACACCATGTGTTCTGTGAGCGTTTGCACGAAGCTAGCTTCAGCTGGTGGCGCTGCGGGTGCCATGCTGAAATTTGACTCAGCTACGTCCATGCCGATCATCAACTTAATGTACGACTCGAGCAACTGACTGGCGACGTGGTTCTGCAACAATTCCGCCTTTTGATTGGCCGTCAAGAATGAATACGAATCATCGTCGAGAGCAACGCGAACATTCTTGAGGCCATCATTACCGGCGATGACTGACGACGCGTATTCAAAGCCATTAGTGATCGCCGCGGCAGTACCAGCGTTCGGATCTTGGCTAAAATTCAACGTTGGAATTGAGTTGATAACGTCGGCAGCGGTGGGTTGTTGGGGCAATGGCAACCATTGGGCCGTCGTCAACCGTGCAGGAAACCGCGACATTTCAAACATGAAACGTTGGGGTTTATAGATGATGTCGCTATTGACCAGGTCAATCTTATAGACACAGACATTGACAATGTCATTACGACGATTTTGGAATGATGCACGCTGTTGTTGTTGAATGTTGACTTTCTGCTTGAGGCGTTGGGTGAATCCCAATGGAACTCCCACCGTTAAGATCCGCTTATTGGTGCCTTTGACGGTTGCAAATTGATCGGTCCCGAAATAACCAAACAGCGCCGCTCGAAGGGCCGGTGAGATTTGTGATTCATCGAGCACCTGCACCTTCTTGGGGGTACCTGATATGCCTTGACTAGCCTTGGCCTTAGACGTA